ATTTCTGGATCGAACTCTGGAACTAATGGATGTTCCAATGTAAATTTAATGTTAAACATTTCTCTTAACCTCCTGTAACAATATTTATTGTTTGGAGATCCTGACAAAAATGTATTAAGTTACACCAAGATACAGAACGTTACCAGCAATCATACACCTTCCACCAACTTCTGAGTCGGGAACTTCATGTGATTGATGTCCAGAAAACAATATTAACCTACCTTCTGTCACTTGAATTGGATTGCCTTCTATTACCAATGGTGAACTACCTTCTGGAGTTCTGAGATAATATCCAAAGGAAATGGAATATGGCCAGTGGTTATGTAGTACTGCTCCACCACCCTGATCATAGTTCATTCCCCAGTAGTCAGCAATGTTAAATCTTTTGGAAGACTCTGGACTCTCGTTATATGCAGAGTTAGTCCACCTTGACATTTCTTCTACAGATTCTACAATCACACTGTCTATCCAATCAAGGAGTATATCGTGTTCTGGTAAATCTCTTTGTTTATTTGTATAGAACTTAGTCTTTAATCCACCGCCTTTCACCCTGACATTAGCCTTCTCTTCTATCCACTCTATGAGTGGTTCACCTATCTGTTCTGAAAAAGGACAACTAAGTATTACAGGTTCAAATGAAGATGTTAATCCAGGCAAATTATTATATTTGAGTTTGGTAATATCCATAATAAAAAAAAACCCTCTGTTAAGAGGGTTGATCCATCTCGAACTACTATTATTTATAGGTAGTCTTTACGAGCATGATGTTCTGGTATTACTTTCCCTAGTTTGACAACAAGAAGTCCATCTTTGAATGTAACTTCTCGGACTTCTGTATCTTCTGATAGAGTCCACTGTCTTGTGAAGTTTCTTTGAGCCAATCCCTTATGGACATATTCAGCATTGTCCTTTGTCTCTTTGTTCCCTTCAACTATAAGTCTACCATACTCAGTATAGACATTGATGTCTTTCTTACTGAACCCTGCTAGTGCAATTTCTAGTCTAGACTCAACATTGTTTATGCTGATTAGGTTATATGGTGGATAGTTCTGTGTCGTATCAAAATTAAAGAATGAGTTTAGGTAATCATCCATACCAATTGAATTCTTCGTGATCTTATCCATAAGATCAGGTAAATTCGCAGCGTGATACTGTGCTAATGTGTTCATAGTTCTCCTTATTAAGCGAGTTTAGTTTGTTGTCCCTTGCGGCGACACTACTATTTAACCATAAAACATAAAAAAAGAGGGTCGTATAAACCCTCATATCTCTTTGGTAATAACCGTTACTCTCCTGATTTCACAAATGCACTTGGAGATGTTTGTACCACTTTCTTTTTCTTGCCTATGTTGTACTTGGTTTCAAGTGTCCAGTCTCCTTTATCCTTGTATGATAGAACCTTGATCTGGTTAAGTGGAGCAACATCCTGTATCTGTTCTGGTTTCATTATAGTAATCAATCCCCAATCCGAAAGGAGAGTGATGATTCTATTACGACGTTGAACATCATTGATAGAAAGATTAGCAGACTTTCCATCTAGTGCAAATAGTTCTTTGAAATGTACGATATAATATCTTCCCTGTTTGTGCAGTATATGGCACGATTGGTAAATCTTTTTTTCTTTTCTTGAAGCCACACCGATACGAGTCAGCGTCTCTCTAACTTTCAAGAAATCATCTGGTTCATTTAACTTGACCTCAATCATTTGGTCCTGTGACCAATCAATCTCAGGTTCCGTAAACCCACTCATCCTGTACCTCCAACGTCAATGCGTTTTTTAATAAAGTTCAACTGCTCTTTAGTTAAAACTCTCAACGCTTGGATTGCTTTCTCATTACTATAACCATAGTATGATTTAACAACATCAAGGTTTTTAATTTTATCTTTTCTGAGCCATGGGGAGAATCTTTTACTTCTCCTAAGACTATTTAGATAAAACTGATATTGAAGAACCTTGTCTAGGTGATGGTTTATGTTCATCTCATTAACAAACATAATACAATCATAGTGTGCTGATAAGCACTTGTTAATAATAAATGGAGGATATTTTTTGATCGCTTGGGGATCATCCAGTGTAACATCCACCTTAGTTTGGTTGATGGAGTTCAACCAATCTTTCAATTCAATCATCGTATAATATCAAATGTGGGATCAGTACCTTTCTCAAATATCTCTCTTTCCATTCTTAGTCTCCCATCCTGTCTGAGTGATTCGTATCTACGAGAAGCTTTCTTCCTCCACCAAGAAACAATCTGATCAATAGAGAATCTATCATAGTTCTCAGCCTTAACCAAAGTATCCTGTTCTCCTAAGATGACCTCCCTAGAATTCTTGAAACCATAGGTGGACATATAGAAACGCTTTTGTTGAGTAAGATTCTTTGCAGATATGATAGCATCATTAAACTGTTTTAGTTTCTCTACATCTCCTAAAGATTTTTTGATCAGAGATATCATCTTCGATTGAATCTTTAACTTTCTACTTGAAGCATCCTCTTTAACGATACACTTGTCATTGTTGAGAGCAGTAAATTCCTTATTTAATTTTTGGAATACAGAGTCATGTAATAATGGTGTAAAGTCACTATCGGTCAACCCCTTATACCTCATGTATGGTTTGAGTCCATCATACTGTGATGATGATTTAGTAGATCCATATAGAGATGTGGTTTCAAACAAGCAGATATTTGCATTGTACTTCTTGTTCAACTCTTCTCTCGCCTCATGTGAGCAACACAACATCGCTAGAAGTTTACCACCAAGGTAGTTGAAACCAAATGGTTGAGTAGGAACAATAACAAACCCCATGATCGCATGGCGATTGAACCGACCCAAATCTGGTACGGTTCCCAACCAATCATTTCTTGGTTTAGAATTTATGGTAGGAGAACCGAACCTTATGAATCCAATAATAGTATCTGTGTTCTCTTCATAGACCATCCACTTCAAGGACTTGCCTGGAATAGAATCTTCAAACACATGAGACATAGTGATCTGTAACCTACCACTATACTGCTCACTAAGAGCCTTACCCTTTACAGATACAACTTTGATTTTCATATCACTAGGGTGTCTGTCAAAGTCTCCAAACAGATCATCCTCAGGACCAAACCCAGGCAAAGCACTGGGCATCTTTGCAATCCTATCTGACTTTACTCTCAAAAGATATTCATCAATTCTACCTGTGTTAGAAAAATAATCTATGAAAGAGTCAGCGAATCTAGAAGCATCACTTTCACTTAAAATCATTGTAGGATAGGCATATTGTAATCATCAGGTGCAGATGGCAATGTTTCATACCTTGGCCCTGGCATACTTCTAGGTTGAGACATCTTCAACCCTGTCATCATGACTTCTACTAGTAAATTAATATCAGCAGATATGGCATCATTAGTATCCGCCATCCTACGATATCCATTACCGATATAGATTTGTCCAACAACGACAGCAATAGTTGCTACACCCCAGAACAGATAGTATCTAGAGGATTTGATTTGTGCTTTTGTTTTCGCAAAAGTTGATTTAGTCATTTGAATTCACACTCCACCATAATTTCAGTTAAAAATGCCAAGAGGTTTATTTCTTGGTCTGCTACAAACGTTGAGTTGTATTGATACTTGGCAACAATCGGAACTGCAGCCGCTTTAGATAAGTTGTCAAAGTTATCATAAAGAGCATCGTATATACGACGCATCAAAACTTGTGCATCTTGATCTAGATTATTAACAGTCCACTTACGAACATTTTGAAAGTCTTTGACTCTCAAACTCTTAAGAAGATCATCAATGTTTACCTGTGAGAAATTGGCAAGAATTGATGAATCAATCTTACCACCAACAGAATGTCTTTGACACTCATTCAACACTCTCCTCCAATCAGGAAAGTGTTTGTTTATGAGTTCAACAATAACTTTCTTTTCTGCTTCAACTTTTTCCTGTTCGAGAATTGACAATAAACTTTTAAAGAACTGTGCTTGTATTTCTGGTTTATCTGTTTTGTCAATAGTAAAATCAATCACAGAACATCTTGAGTGAAGTGGTTCTATGATTCTGTTTTTATAATTGCATGTAAATATAAACCGACAGTTCTTATAAAATGACTCTATGTTTGCCCTCAAAAGAAGTTGAACATCATGAGTAGTATTATCTGCCTCATCAATTATGATTACCTTATGACTTGAACTATCCATAAGAGAGACAGTAGAAGCAAAGTTCTTAGCCTGATTCCTTACTGTGTCTAGAAATCTACCCTCATCAGATCCATTAATTACATAATAGTCTGCACCCATCTCTTCACACAATGCTTTAGCAACTGTGGTCTTACCAATGCCAGGTGGCCCTGATAGTAGAAGATTAGGAATAGATCCTTGTTCTAGAAATGCAATGAATGTTTTCTTGATACTCTCTGGGAGAATACAATCATTGATTTTCTTAGGACGATACTTTTCTACCCAAATGAATTCATCCGTCATTATTTTCCCTCAGCATCATGGATGGTTTTATTAACTCTAACAGTTCTTCCGCAGTATGTAAACCCTCCATCTGTGCCACATAGTCTTCCCAAGTTGCCATATCGGTTTCTTGATCTATGTTAGCGAGGAGATTGATAACAGCGATTCTTCGCAGAGTTTCCTCATCCATTTTGCTGACAGTATGTTCACAATACTGGATAGCAAGTTCTTCTTTAGTTTTCATAATTAAAATCCTTTGGACTTTTTCTTAGTCTTTGGTTTGTCAATAACATGTACAAGGGCATCAAATAATGGTTGATGGCAATTATTCCACCACCACTCTTGAACCTCATCCCATGATTCTACCACAATAGAACGGTCTTTGTAAACTACTTTATAGTGATGTCTGTCATATGATTCGTTACTTGTTTGTGAGAAGTAACGTGGGTCATTCTTTTCAATTAACTCAGTCATAACCAATGCGGTTTTCTGGATGGGTCACGAAGATAATTAGATGCAGCCCAAGGTTTGCTCGATATATAACGTTTATAAGCAGTAAAAGTGTCAATGCTTGTGTCATATTTAAACTCATCTGGCCCTGCAAAAGTAAATGATTTTGGTCTATATGGTCTAGGTGCAGGCGGAATAATTTCCGTTGCTTCTACCAATGTTTTCTCACAACTATGGATTTTACCATAGCGCCAAGAATACTCATTACAGAGAGCAAGACCATGTGCAAGTAACCACCATGTATTTTCTAGACATTGATTTGCCCAGATTGTACAGGGATGATTGCGAAATGCACCCTTCTCTGTCTTGTATGGTTCACCATTGATACGGTGTAGTTCACCATATCCATGACCCCACTTCTCAGAACAAACAATAGATAACATTTGACATGTTTCTAATGGCATTTTTACAATGTGTTTGTCTGGTAAAGAACGGGCAGATAAAGTTGGTGATGGATCGGTAACAAAAATGTTCATTCAGATGATCTCCATTGTTTCCTCATTCTAACATAATCGTCAGATTTTGCAACAATGTCTCTAACATGTTTAAATATTCTTGCTGACTCAGCATACTTACTTGTCATGCAATCTTCTTCCTGTGGTAATATTTCTCTCGTTCCTCTCTTGTATTTTCTACCTGAGTTATGATTAGCATATCTTCTTGCTCTGGTAAATCCCATCTCTAGAAATTTACGACACATATCCATACCAATAAAATCCTTACCATCCCTATAATCTAGGTACATGGCAAAGATTTTATTTGCAGATCTTACGGCTTCATCTGGAGTTCTAAATCTCCAATGAGCACAAATAGTGTTAGTATAAGGGCGAACCAGTAGTACTCCCTGTTCTCCCCTTCCAATACGATAAAGGTTGCGATTCTCTTCATCTGAAAAGTCAAGCGCCTTGTAATCGAGGTCATAATCAAATTCTTTCATTCATTAATTAAGTTTCCGTTTGCGTTTAATAGCTACTGTGGATATAACTGCTGCGGTAACAAATATAAATGCGGCTGATGCTAGGAGAAATGTAGGATCGTACAATACTTCTGGCTGTGATTGCCATGTGCCAGGCAAAGTATATACAGATGGATTTGATGCAAAAAACAAAATTAGTCCTCCCATGTGATATCAGGTTCTAGAGCTATATAGTAAGTCAAGTCGTATTCAGATGACTTAAATTGTGACAAAAGTTTACGAGAGATCTTAACTTCATATGTGCCAGGCACAATCTTGATATTCTCTACCTTAAAATTCATAGAGAACTTCCTATCAGTTTCACCAACAACGATAGAGAAATCATTAGAAGTATCATTCTTACGATCTAGTACAACCATCTTAATTTCCTTACCATCACCAACAACAGATAGGTCTGTTAAGTGGTATACACCAGCAGCTTTAAGTAGTCTATCCAATTGAGAACTCTTAAGTGTGAACTCAACATCAACTGTCGGTAGAGTGATCGATTTCTCAGGAGGAGAAACAATAACACTTGGGTCTGCAAAGAAATACTTTGATCTTTGTTTGCCTTCTTTGATATTTACAAAACTCTCTCCAGTAAAATTAAGTTCTGGTTCTTGAAATAATCCAAGTGAGTTTAGGAACTGACTTAGATCATATACTCCAAACTCTTGTGGGAAATCTTCATCGACATTTGCCTCTGCAAGAATGTTTTTCATCACACTAATAGTTCTTAGTGACTTACCCTGCTTGAAAAGAATAGATTGATTTATAGAAGCAAAGTTCTTTAGTAGGTTGATTGTTCTATCTGAAAGTTTCATCGGTATTTTAGTTGCTGTTGTCATTAATAAAAGCGAAATGATGTAGGAGTGTACAATAGTGAATGGCTTTTAGAATGTCTTTCTCATTCTTACCATCTTTCTTGCCGAATCTTGAAAGATATTTGATTGCATTGGATCGGCAAAATGCTTCCGCATCTCCAATACTTTCTATGAGATCTAGGGTTTGTGTTCCCTTATCTCCAGTATAGTGCAATTCGTAAGTTTTGGCAATATAATCCTCAGCTTGTTTAAGAATTGCATCTTCTTCATACTTGAATGTTGATGTTATATACGGCGGAACTGTATTGTAACCAAAATTTATCTCATTCGATATATGATGTGCTATTTGATCATCATTATCTGACAAAGGATCGACAGCAAATGGATTTGGCATATCAGGATCATTGCGAGTATAATCATACCAATACTTTGAGTGTTCTATGTCTTCTGGTTCAGTAGCAGTGTTCCCTGCACTAATAGATACGGTTCCGTCTATCTGTGGGGAATGAAAACCATCATCACCAAAGTAGTCATCACCATTACATGCTTCCTCATCAGGAACCTCTGGTGGCCATGGTGAGCCTGGTGTCCACTCAAATCCTCCACTCTTTTCAATCCAATCAAGATCTGAGTCTCTGTTGTCCTCAACATCACTCCAAGCTATTTCCTTGAAGTAGTCTCCTTGGATTACTTCTCTCTTGCTACTAAAAGGTTCTCTTCGAGTAACAGTTTTGCCACCATCAGGTGACTCATAGATGTACTTCTTTTTTTCCATAAGCGGATAGTCTTCTTCAAATGTTCCATTCATAATTGAACCAGCGAGACTCCATGCGTTAACCATAAGTAAATAAGAAATCGTGAACTAAACTATCTGCTTGTTCTTTACCAAACTTCCCTGCAAGATATCCTCCTACTGGATCTAGTTTGGTCATGTAAGCATCAAAGTCTTTGTATTCGCTGGTATCAGTTCCAGACGGTTTCTCTAATTCTACCATGTCTTTGTACTTTGTCAAGTATTGTTCAAACATATCTAAATGTTCGTCAACATCAGCAAAGGTACAATATCTAACAAAGATATTCTCAGAGAAATGATTACCCATTTCAAAAAATCTATACTCTTGATCTGCCTTTGGTAATCCAGGCACAGAGAATAAAAACTTTTCTTTTGGGTGTTGAAAGTCAAATACAATAATAACTTTCTTTTCAAAAAATCCCATCAAATCCATACCAAAGCAAGGTAGATTACTGCCTGTCTTAGGATAGATTATCGTATTGTAGATACATGATTTATCACTCCATATATCCACCTCTCTAGACTTAATAAAGTATGGGTTGGTATAGGTCTTAGCAGTTAAGTTAGTACCTTTACCTTCCCATGTAGCCCACTCGGACTCAAGCTTTAAGTCTGGAAATGTTTTATACAGAAGGGACTTGTAGTTCTTCCATAGGTTCATCAGGTGTCTCTCCAAAGTTTACGTCAGCATCAACCTTATCATATAGATCAAGGAATGCCTGTTTAGTTTCATCATCAAAGCGATTGACA